CCTTCCTTTACTGTTGCCGAAAATCTATTCCCAAAAAAAGAAACAGAAAATACACCAACTAAACCAACTGAAAATGTTGTACCTAATATGCAGCCACCAAAAACTGGTGGTCCGCCACCGTATGGTACAATATTCATGCTGAATAAACCTGTGGCTTGCAACGATACTCCTGTACTGATGAATTATATTAGGAGTATGAATCAAATGATTCCTATAACAATGGGACGAAGCGTAAATCCAATGGGCGCAATATTGTCTCTCGTACAAGTATATGCTAATCCTGTCACTGAAAAATTTGCGGTTGTTGAGCATTTTGCTATAGAAAAGAGTTGTATTATTTTTCAAGGACATGATTTTGATATAATACTTCCAGAACGATATGGTCTCGCCGAGCCGAAGCCAGATCGACAAGCATTTAATTAGGATAACCTAGATGAATAATAAAATAGAGAAATTACTCCCCAAGTATAAAAGTCCCTTTTTAAGATGGTGGCTTTTTGCTATAGTAATGATTTTAGCTGCTTTTGGTGCATTTCAAACAGGAATTGTTGATGAAGTATATAAAGTAGATGTAACAGGATTAAGTTTTCTGATTATGGGAATATTAACTGTCATGTCAATTAAGTGTGGCTTTGATACTTTTAGATTAACATCCTTTGAAAATATTGCAGAAAAGGATATTAATGAAGCATATGCTAAAGCAGATACAGGATGGTTTGTATCTGATATTTGTTTAACATTGGGTATGATTGGAACAGTAGCAGGATTTATCTATATGCTGTCATCCTCATTTGCAAATATTGATGTGTCTAATGTAAGTTCTTTGCAAAATGTTTTGGCTCATATGAGTGCGGGTATGGCAACTGCGCTGTACACAACAGCTGCGGGTCTAGTTAGTAGCGCATTTTTGAAAATACAATATTTTAATTACTCTGCTGAAGTTGATAGATTAGGGATAGAAATTGATGATTCGAAAAAGGCCTAAAAGTTATCATTCGAATACGTCATTTCTAGATATATTATTCAATACTCTGGTTGGATTTGTATTACTCTTTATCATTGCGTTTCTTCTCATTAATCCTGTCAAGAAGAAAAAGGAGATAGAACAAAAAGCAGAATACGTCATTACAATAACTTGGCCAGGAACAATGAATGATGATATTGATTCTTGGTTGGAAGACCCAATGGAAAAAGTAATGTATTTTCGAGAAAAAGAAGTTGGGCTAATGCATTTAGATCGTGACGATTTAGGTAATCTGAACGACCAACAATATGTTCCTGGCGTTGGGACGATTAATTATCCTTATAATAGAGAGATTACAACTATTCGTGGAATTATGCCGGGTGAATATGTATTTAATATTCATCTATATCGTAAAGTTTCCAAGGACAGTTCGATACCTGTTACAGTGATACTTGAAAAATTAAATCCTAGAGTTAAGCTTCTATATTCGAAGGTGATAACATTAACAAATTATTGGGAAGAAAAAACGGTTATAAGATTTGTATTAGATACTGACGGTGAAATTGAAGAATCATTCTTTATATACAAACCATTGGTCGAGAAAGTTATTGGAAAAAGAGAGGATTCGCACTCAACAGGACTTTATGAGCGACAACCATCTGGGGGTCCAGCTGGGACAGCTGGGAATGGGCAATATTTATATGATACTATACCTCAACCACCTAGTAATAACCCTCATAAGGATGAAGAATAATGGATTGGATTAATATCTTAGGTGGAATTAGTGGTGTAACAATATTATATGTGTTGCTTATGGTATTGTTGTCATGGAGTATTATTGGAATCAAAGGTCGTTGGATAACTAAAGGATTGTTTATGGCAGTTGCCATATGGTTTTCAGTAACACTATATTATTCGTTTCACAATTTTATGGGTTGGCCAACTGAAGAAACTATTAATACACAACATTCTCAACTAATTTGGTTTCAAATTAAGGAGCCAAGTAAAGTATCAAATTACCCTGGCGCAATATATCTTTGGGTAAGAGAAATACCTGAATCAGAGAAAATTGAGGGATTGACTCTAAGACAATTGTCTGATCCTATGGTTTGGTTTATATATCCAGATGAAGCTGCACCACGAGCATATAAAATTCCTTATACAAAGAAAAGACATAAAAAATTAAGAGAGGCAGCTGAAGGTCGTAAAACAGGTGTTAGAACGTATGTGGAAACGAAGAAAAAGAGACTGCATCCTGGCAAACCTGGCGATCAAGACGTTGATGATGAAATTAGATTTAACTTAGTTAACCCGCAAGATATTTTACCGAAGGGATGACAATGAAAATACCTATAGAAGTAAGATTCACAGACGTAGACAGCGACAATCATGTAAACCATCTTGCGGTAGCAGAATGGATTGCTCATGCTAGAGTGACAATGATTGATGAAAAAGTGAAGCAATCAGGTTTGAATCTTTTATCTGATATAAATTATGTTCTTGTAAAACTTTCTATAGATTTTCGTGACCAAGTAGTTTATCCTAATTTTATTGAAGTTCAAGGAAAAATATTGCGTGTTGGAACAAAGTCATTAACAACTCAATATTCGGTATATATTCCTGGCAAACATCTTGGTAGTCCAGAAACTCATAAAATAGTAGCTGTAGCTGAATGTGTTAGTGTATTTGTTGATGCAACGGATTCTAGAAAAGGTGTAGAAATTCCTGATGAGCTGAGAAAAATATTCGACATAGAAGCAAATATGTGGTGGCCACCAGAAATTAATATAAAAAGTCCTTGACAAAAAGTGTTTATTATGGTATAAATAGAGTACAGTTTGATGATACGGACTGAAAGTTGTACAGGACTTGGGGGCAGTACCCAACGCCTCCACCAAAAGGAGATTTAGGTGGTAGTATTGTTTTTAGTAGGGTTGCTAGAGTTAGAGGGGGAATCAGATGACCCAGACCCCCATAGTAAAAGAAGCCGTTAAATGGATGTTTAAAGCATATATTGTTTGGAGTATTTGTGCTGATATATTTCTTCTTGGTGGAATAGCGTACCTAATCTTTTTTTGATGGGGGCGAAATAGGATCGACTGGCAATGTATAGGAATGTGGAGAATTGTGGATTGACCACCTTATCGGTCACTAAAGTAAACGCAAATGATAATTTTGCATCTGAGGATTACGCACTAGCTGCGTAATTTGTCGGGGTTTCGGGGGTTCCTAGCAACAGAATACCCCCACTTCAAGAATTGCCGTATGGTAATTCAAATTTGTCATGATAAAGGAGATAATTGATTATGACTATTACTACCCAGACCGCTAAGGTCGCTAATGCACTTACGAATGGTGCAGAACTTACCGCAAAACAGATTTCAGCACGTTATGGTGTTAAGAATGTTCGTGCGGTAATCAGTAAGCTACGTTCAGAAGGATTTTCAATCTATTTGAACAAGCGTGTATCGTCTTATGATGGTGAAACATATATGAAGTATATGCTTGGTACACCAACTAAGGCTGTTGTTGCTGCTGGTTATGCTGCTCTGCGAGCTGCTTAATTGAATAGGGTTTTGGGGTTTCCTAGTAACAGAATAACCCCACTTTAAACTAACGCACTAAGGCGAGTTTAATTTTATTATAAAGGATATAACATAGTTAGAAGAAGATTGATGTGGATTTAGAAGCCTTCATAACGTAAACCATTTATCGCCTCTGGCTTGGGTGACATCGACGGGTGATGCCGTAATACATCCGCGAGGGGTCATGGTTAGCCCCTCAACTTAATATAATGAAAGATACCAATGGCTTTAATCACAACAAAAAATTTTACAATTGCAATTGAGAATATTGCAAAAGAAAAACAGATTACTCATATGGATGCTGTTTTACATTATTGCGAACAAGAAGGGGTTGAACCTGAGTCTGTCAGCTCTTTTATCTCAAAAGGTCTTAAAGAAAAGATTGAAGCAAATGCTAGAGACTTAAATTTTTTACCAAGACAAGCACAACTACCAATCTAGACAATGGAACCGATTGACGTTTATTTAATGTATTGTGCTATGAAAGCACATTTCAGTAAGAATGATTACGACTTCCCTACTTACAAAGGTAAGAGTCGTGTACCCAGAAACTCGTTCTATAAACGCAAGGATAGAATTTTCTTTGTCAAGCTTTCACACAAATATGAAGAGTATGATGATATTAAAAACTATTTTGTAGCTAATTTTGTTACAGAACGGAATGG